ACAATATTTGGATAATTATACCCACTAGGATTAATATTTCCAAATTTATTAAGAGAATATCTATTATTTTTAATAACATCATTTACATCGTATAAATATACTGTTTTATCTTTTTGATGCAATAATATGTCTATTATGGTGTTCCTTTGGTTTGCATTTTCGGTATAAATATGTAAAAATACATCTTGTATAATAATATTATCAACTGTTCCTAATTGGTGAGGAATTTGAGTAGTTCTTGGTATTAGTTCCACAATAATTGCTGGTAATTGAACCCTATGAACACTGGTTATGCTATAATCTTGTTTGTTAAAAGTAGATGGATTATATGTTTCTTTTTGAACCTCTTTCCACCAAAAATTATCGCTACTTTTATATACTTGTATATATCTATAGGAATAATTAGCAGTCACCGTACTCTTGGCTGAAACAGAATTATTAAATACTATTTGACCGAGAGGATAATTAACATTATATCCATAATTTCCGCTACCTGTTGGGGCTGGTAAAAAGGTATTATTAAGATATAATCCCGAAAAAGTAATTGGACTACCACTCTCATAAACTATACCGCTCTCATAAACCCAATCCTTGCGCGGAGACTGCCATACTTTATCTTTTAGGATAGGATCGTCGGCACTTTTTAAAATATGGTATGAGCCACCGCCTACGCCACTAGTGGGAATATTAACATTAACAAATCCTCCAATATGTAAAAATGACCAATCTAGAAAACTTTTAACATTATCTTCTAATAATGATATGCGATTTTTATTTGTAATAGAAGATACGTTATGAAAAGTAGTCATAAAAGATCCTCTATATTAGTTTGAATAACTTTTGAAATTTTATCACTAATTTTATTTATTGCTCTTGTTGTCCAATTGTTATCTTCTGTTCCAGCAAAATTGACAGGTACTCTCCAGCCATTAGGATTACTTACCATAATAGCAGATCCTGTGCGTGATCGATAGCTATTATTAATATAGGTTATACTATAATCTTGTATGATTTTATCATTTCCTTTTAATAATAACCATTCTAACCAAGGTAAAGATTCTCCTTTTTCGGTTTTTGTCATAGCAATATCCATACCTATAATACCATTAATATCGGAACTACGAATCATAGATAGTGTAAAACCTCCACTTAATCCCCTGCCTGATACTTTAATAGGATTATTAAATATCTCTAATGTATTAACCATAGCGTCTACAACACCATCAACTTCTCCGGTATTTAGTATTCCAAATTCAGCCCGTAAAGTCCCTGCTTTTAATGAAGAATATTCTGGTTCTGATATTAGAGCTTCTTTTACTAAATTTTTTATTTCAATAGTAATTTTTGATAAAGCCTTATTCATAACATTATCCATTTGATTTTTTAAATTTTCTAGGATAAGTTTTATTATATCACTATCATTTTCTAATAAATCCAATGAAAATTTCATTTTTTCTTCCATAAAGTAAAAATATACCTATTATCACCGAATCCTGCTGGTTCAGGATCTCCAGCTCTTTCATATTTAAAATGAGACAAGTTTGTTAAACTATTATCAAAGATAATTTCACTAGCATTCTTAACTTTATTAAGCAGATTAATGTTGCATATACTTTGAACTGATCCATCGGGAATATTAATAACCTTGTTGTTGGTATTCAAAAAGTATTTACTATCAAAAATAAAAGCTAGATAAATTGTTTCACTAGAGCTACTATTCTTAATTTGTCCTAATCCTAAACAAACAGGACAAACTCCTCCCTCTGGAAAAGGATTCGGTCCCGATCCATTATATATATTACTAGATAACAAAGATATATTATCAAAAATACAATTATTACAATAAGTATTATTTATACTATTATCATATATTATCTTACAAGGTAAGCTTAGAGCATTGTTCTCTAATAAACTATCAATAGCATTATTAAAGATACTTTTTAATTCACTCGAAATAAGACCACTAAAAGGATTGCTCATTGTTTAATACTGATAGATAAAATAGGAGAATTTTTAAGACTAATGCTAGTGTCTGCAATTTGTGTAGAACCAGAAACAACTTGTTTTCTAATTGCTATAGTATTGGTAATAGAATTTATATTAATCAAATTTAATATTTGAACAGATGCTGAGACATTTTTTGTATTGGTATAAGAAGTAGAATTAATTATCATATAGTTTTAGGTTCTCCAATAAGTCCTGGGCCAGCAGGAGCATAAGGGGCTTCAGGATCATTTATAGAGAGTATGCATAATTGTGCCCAGTTATCTGCTTCATTATAATTATTCCAAGGATCACCATTTGGCCAGTTTGGTTGATATATTACCGGAACATTATTGCCGGATACGAATATATTAACAGCAAAAGTTGAATTATCGATACTGTATATTAAATTCATAATTTTACCTTTATTAAGAATTAAAAACTATATTTTTCCAGTTATTGTTACTTATAGATCTTTGTGTCCAAGTAATTCCATTTGACGAAGTAAATGATACTGATCCTATGCCGACAGCAACGAATGTATTATTTCCATATGTAATATCTCTCCATCTAAATCCAAGTCCTGTTCCTTGTGTCCATGAAATACCGTCACTAGAGTATGCTGTTATAGAACTATTATCGATAAGAGTTACATAGGTATTATTCCCATATGCTAAACATTGCCATAGTTGTGCTGATGGCAGAGTAGATGAACTCCACGAGATTCCATCACTACTATAAAGAACAGTATCGGTATTATAACCTATTAGTACAAACTTATTATTACTATATACAATATCTGTCCAGTCTCCGGATACTGGTAGTGCTCTTTGAGTCCATGTAATACCATCAGACGATGTGGCTATTACAGAAGAACTACTGGCTACAGCGACATAAGTACTATTGCCATATGCTGCTGCAACCCAATTAGCATTTGGTAATATAAAAGAATTCCATGTTACTAAATCTGTGGAATATAAGCCCGTAGAACTATTAGCAAATACTAAATATTTATTATTACCATAGATGGTTTTTGTAAATAAATTATTAGGATGACCTATACTATAGGTATTATCTGACCACGATATCCCATTTGTTGATTTATCAAAATTGCTACTGTTATACGCTATAGCTAAATAACCATATGGTCCATATGATAGTCCATTCCAGATTCTATTATTAGAAAAATTACCATTTGTCCATGTTTCTCCATTGCTAGATCTTGCATTAACGGAATTATCTGTTGCTGCAATAAATAGAGGACTAATCGATTGTGTTGCTGTTGGAGAGGGAGTAACTGTAGTAGTAGCTGTTGGCGTAGCTGTTGAGGTTAATGATGGGGTTGGCGTTAGAGTAGACGCAGGAGTTGCTGTTGGCGTAGGAGTATTTGTTGATGTTATTGTGGGCGTTGATGTTTGAGTATATGATGGTGTTGGCGTAACAGAAGAAGTGTTGGTTGGTGTTGATGTTTGTGTTACGGTTGGAGTTGTGGTTAATGTTGGTGTTGATGTTTGTGTTACGGTTGGAGTTGTGGTTAATGTTGGTGTTTGTGTTTGTGTAGATGTTGTGGTTGGCGTAGTGGTATTGGTCGGTGTTGCTGTTAGCGTCGCAGTATTGGTTGGTGTTACTGTTGGTGTCGCAGTATTGGTTGGTGTTGCTGTTGGTGTTTGACCGACAGAAGCGGTTGGTGTCGGCGTTTGAGAACTTGTAGTTGTAACTGTTGGAGTAACTGTTGGAGTATTGGTGGGCGATGGCGTTGGAGTGATATTGGATGGGCTTAGATTTCCATTATTACAACATAACCAGTAATAATTAGGATCGTTAAAATTAAGAGAATATAAATTTTGTATAGTATTTATAGAAGGATCAACATCTTTACTGGTATCCAAAGTCTGAAAAGATGTTCCAGTTTTAACTATACTACGACCATTATTGATATTATTCGCACTAATAGACTTATCTATAGTCATAATAATAAATTTCTATTGTTAAAGGTCGCTGTTATAAGTGATAATAAGCTTCCATGAATCAATGCTACCACTTCCGGATGGATCAGTGTCTTTAACTATTAATTGCCATACTCCGGTAACAGCATAATTAAATAAATGATCAAAAGAGTTATTTAGGGTCTCGCTATTATAATTTATTAATGAAGTCTTATCATATATTCTACAAGTTTGACCATTACTAATATTATGTAAATATTGATTACTATCAGATTTATTACTAAACATAAAACTAAAATTATTATTGAAATTTGGTATTTTTTGATTAGCAGAAAGTAAGATTTTGTTTCCACTGGGTGGGGCTAATAGCATAACCAAATCGGTTGGATTTGAATGACTAAGTTTATTAACTGCTAGTTCAATATTAGATATTAGTCCGGTATTGGTAACGGTTACCGATCCTGTAACAGTTGATAAGTCGTTGATAATTAAACCGCTACCATTATATACTGTCGAAAATAAATCTAATGGTCCACAATCATATGGTAAGCAAAAATCTGTGATTTCGGTAGTTGTTGGCGTTGGTGTTAATGTACCTTGTGTTGGTGTCGGTGTCGGTGTTTGTGTAATTACTTCGCACGGTTCCACATTAAGATTACATTGAATATCAATAGGAGTATTTCTATCAATGATAGTAATAATACCCTGAGAAAGCCTAATATTATTAAGTAGTGTTGTTTGATCCTTAATATCTAAATCATATGATGCAGAATCAAAATCAAAAGTATTGGTAATTTCAGCACTTAGCTTTATATTAATTTGTCCCAAATTATTAGCATTTAAGCTCCATCCATGAGCTTCGTATATCGCTGGAGCCAAGCTAGAATATCTACACACTCTAGTTTCATCGCCAGAAAGAAGCGAAAACTGTACACATTTATCTGTTAAATTAATAGGATTATTATTTTCATCAGTATATAAAAAATTAATCTCAAAATCAGATCCTTTTTCAATATTAAAATTATAAATTGCTGCTACCATAAAATTTCCTATTAGCTATAAAGGTCTCTAGCGTGATCACCAGGATATCGTAAATAACTCGGATCAAAATTATTACCAACAAACGGACTAAGAATACCCCGTAGTAAGCTAGTATTACCTATTTCATAATCAAGTTTTAGATCCTCATACATTTTACAAGGACCATTAACTAAAAGAAATTGATAAGAGCTATTTCCACCAACACTAATATTAGCTGGTCCTAAAGCGGCTCTGATACCCTCTGTAGCGGCCCGTGTGCGTAAACTACTTTGATCTAAAAAGCAAGACGATTTTAATGCTATAAAACTAATAAAATCTACATCTTTATTTTCTAAAAGAGTAGGATCAGGAATTATATCAGGATTGATAATATTAATACTATATTCGTTATTTAAATTAACTTCTCTTGTAACGTATTGAGCCGCTACAACTATTAGTTGCTGGATTCTTTCGTCACTATATGTTGGATTATCACTAAGATCATTAATTAAACTACGAACTATAATTGGTATTTCTAGCTGCCAGCTCATAGGGTATCCCCTGAAGGTTAGTATTTAACTTATACACCATTTTATAAAGTAGCAACTAGCTTAATACGCTTCAGGTCGGAGCTGGTGAATTTGATCCAACTTTATTATTTTGTTCAGTTAAATTCTTGCTTATAGAACTTAGTTTCTCATAAAGCTGACCAATAGCGACCAAATCACTGGCCTTAAAAACCCCCCTTTGAGTAGCAAGATCAATAACCACCATTAGATTCTGAATATCGCCTTGATTTAATTCCATAGTTTTTCCCTTTATTCTGGACTATTAATTGGAGCAATAACACCCTGTTCTGCTCCTGCTTTTCCTATATATAATAGTAATGATTGCACTATATTTGCAAGGTCACTATCTTCTGCGCTTTTGCTTAATAAATTATCAATAACTAACCAAGTTCCATTATCGCCGGGCATATATTCTGCCACACCATCAAATACTCCAAATTTTTTCAAACGAACTCTAGCGGTAGCCTCACCGCCCAAAGTTCCCGCACTAATAATTATTTCTTCAACCCATAATTTATCATATGTTTTTGCTGGAACTGTGGATACTATTGCTGGACTTAAAACTGGTAACATATTAATTTCCTTCTAGAATGGATAAACGGTCTTTTAAGTTATTGATCATAATTTGTTGTTCTTGTATAGCTTTAATCAAAAGTGAAACCATATTGCTATAATGTATAGCATCTGGCCTATTTTGATTATCATATTGTACAAATTCTGTTAATCCTATTTCATCTACTTCTTCGGCAATTAAACCACCAAATATTTTGTCTCCATCGTTATGGCTTTTAAATGTTACACTTCTTAATTGTAAAACTTCATTTAGTCCATGAGTGGCATCATTTATGTTGGTTTTATATCTTAGTGATGATGTTGATCTATATAAAAATCCATCACTACCAACTACCACATTAGCAGCAGTAGATGTTAGATTATTATATGGAGAAACTGATGCTGTTCCAGTATTTATGGCTCCGTCATCTCTTGTATATAAAAGAGCTGCTCCACTACTATTCGAAACATAAAAAGAAACTGTTGAACTAGTAGCTCCAGATCCTCTTACCTCAAAACGATATGTTGGCGATACACCAATGCCAGTATTACCACCAAAATAATTTTTACCAGTATGTTCTACATATATACCCCATCTGTTAGTAACTGTAGCACCAGAACTAGCATCACTACAATAAATATCGAAAGCATTTGTTATTGTTCCGGTAGCTCTCCATAGTAAATGTTGTATTCCAATTGCTGTTGTAGTTACTGGTGAAACAGCAGAGGTATTATAATGACCATATTGATTATATATACCATATAATGCACTTAATGTGCCAATATCATTAGTTAATGCATAATTACGTAGATTATTATTAGCTATACCAATACTACTACCACTATTTGTTATTCCAGAATTAATCTTAAAATATGTATTTATAGCTACATTTCTGATAGCATAATTACCATTAGTTGTAGCATAACTATATGTGGCGCTTGATAGATTATCTCCAGTATTGGTATTGGTAAAATCTTTTATAGCTACTAAAGATGGATTTGTAGTATACGAATCTGTTCTTGTTCCACCTCCAATAACTAATTTATAATCATTAGAAGGAGATGCTCCTAGTCCAGTATTACCGCCACTTTGTACTGTTAGTAATGTGCTGTCACCAGCTCCATAACCACTATTTTCTATTAATTTTAGAGATCTTGTCCCACTTGAAGCATCGTTTTGCCATGCGAAACCACCTTTTCCATTAACATCAATTTGAATAGCAGCTTTGCCAGTACCACCACTTGTTGTTTGTAAACCTTGGGTTGTTATCAGTCCATCGCTAGCTGTTGTATAGGATAATATACGACCCCTAATATCAACTTTAAATCCACTACTGACTGAACTTGTTCCTATTCCAACATCTCCAGTTTGATTAATTCTTAATCTTTCTGACCACGTTGCAGAATTAGCTCTATTGCCAATAATGAGAGATCCATCATCCGCACCTAGAATTTTAACGCCATATCCGCTACCAAAAACGCTAGCCTTAAATTCTATACCACCAGTTGCAGCAAGTGTAGTTACACTACTTTCATTAATCTGTAATGTACCCTCATAAGTGGCTCTAGCTGCTGAAATATTTGATGATCCACCCGCAATCATTAAACGAGTATTTGCAGAATTAGCTTCGCCTATTGTTACATTTCCATTAGCGGCTATTCTCATAGCCTCAGAAAAACCAGCCCTCATAAACTTAAAGACACCGGTAGTATTGTTACCACCAAGACCCACCACCATATTACTACCATCAATTAACTCAAGAACTCTAGTTTCATTATTACATTGATCAATTAAAGTGGCATTGTTTTGAGCGTCATCATGAAGTATTATTTCTCCACCATTTTCGTTATAGTTAAATCTATGAGAAATTGACCCACTGTTTAGTTTAAAATCAATATTATTACTTGCTGTGATTCTAATCTTTTCTGTAGCAGCACTATTAGATCCGCTAGTAACAAATATTGTCATTCCATCAAAATAATCAGCATTAATACGCCCCATTTCTACATTAGATCTTCTAAAACTGATTCCAGCACCATTAGAAAATCCACCACTAACTTCAGCAATAATGACCTGTTCTTCTGATGTTGTTGAATTATAAACATGCAAATGAGATGAAGGGCTACTTGTTCCTATTCCAACATTTCCAGAACTATCAATAACAAACGGAGAAGTATCACCAGTAACATCATTAACAACAAAACAGTTTCCAGTACCATCATGAGTAATAGTAAGGGGTACATTTGTACCGCTAGAACTAATTGTAATTCCAGTTGAGAAAACCGTAGCAGCGGTAAATGTTTTAGCACCACTAATAGTTTGAGTTCCAGTAGTTCGTACAACCGTACTATCAACAGCTATACTATCCGCACTAACACTTATTCCATCGCCCTGACCAATATCTATTGTTCTATTTGCCGCAAGACTTCCACCACCAGCCAATCCGCTTCCTGCGGTAATAGTGGTACTAGTATCTGCCTTAGTACCTATTTGAGTTTGTATTGCACTTGTTACACCCTTAACATAACTTAATTCTGTAAGTGAAGGATAAGTACTAGTACTAAGAGAAACAACATTCTTATTAGCATCAAAACTTGCTACTGTACTAGCCGTTTGATTAGATATAACTAATCCACTAGCAAAATTTCCGCTACCAGTTACATTTAATAAGCTTCCATCAAAAGATAAATTACTTTCAGCATTAATTCCAACGGTTGATCCGGTGCTAGTTAGAATTCTATTATCACCACTGTTACTTATAGTTGGAAGTAATCCACTAACACTACTATTAAAATTACTATTATTAATATTTAAAGTAGTAAAATATCCACTAACTGCTGTTATTGTTCCACTAGTAGTTAAATCATGATCATTAAAATTAATACTCATAGATCTCTCTTTTATGGAATAAAGTTATATTTTTGTCCACCCATATAAGGTGGAGTAACTGTTGGTGTGGGCGTTGGTGTTTTTGTTACAGTATTTGTGACCGTTGGTGTTATCGTAGGAGTTGTTGTTGGTGTGGTTGTTGCGGAAGGAGTTGGGGTTGGACTAGAAGCCACTCCACTATAAATTGTTTGAACCAAATCTACTCCTGCTGTCCAAAGAATATTATTACTATTTAATCCATTAACATTAATATCTAAGCTATATGTTCCGGTATTGGCCACAACAGTTGCTGTTACTCCATTAAGACTGCTATCAATAAAGTTTTCTTCTATAAGTGATCCAACCAATGATGTTGTTGAGCTATTTCTTTTAATACACCCTCTAAAATTCCAACTAGCAGCACCCTCATTGGTACTACTAAAACAATTTAAATTAATACTAAAATTCCATACGCTATTTGATGATAATACTAATTTAGAACTTACTCCATCGGTATATAGAGTTGTTGAACTATTATCTGATGTACTATTTCTAACAGTAAGCGAGCTTTTTTGAGAATCACCAGTAATATTAAAATAGCCATTACTCAATCCTAAGTTTCCGTACGGATCGGTTGTGCCAATTCCTAATTTATTTCCACTAGATAAAAATATTAATCCGCTTTCGGCATCTATTCCTGTGCTACTTCCATCACTAGTTAATAATCTATTATCAGAGTAATTATTTATTGATACTCCACCAGCCGATCCAGTATATGCTATATTGATTATATTACTACTATCATTATAACTAATATTAATTCCACTAATTCCAACTAGTAAATCATTTACTCTATCATCAACAGCCTCATCCCAGTTGGTAATATCGCTATTTGTATGAGTGTGACCACTTAAACTTACGCCAGTACCATTAACTTGTAAACTTTGAGTAAAATTACCGCTAGGAGCGCTAATACTTCCAGTAAAAGTTGCTCCGCTAAGATTTGCTTTACCAGCTAAAGTATTTGTAATCGTTGTGCTAAAATTAGCATCGTTTCCTAGCGCTGCTGCTAACTCATTCAAAGTATCCAGGGTAGATGGCGCAGAATTTACAAGATTACTAATTTCTGTTCTTACAAATGAGGTACTAGCTATTTGATTAGTATTTGTACCACTAGTTGCTGTTGGAACTAATGGAACTCCTGTAAAAGTTGGACTATTGTTAAATACTAATAATCCAGAACCAGTCTCATCGGATATTACTGAACTTAATTGAGACGATGTAGTATTTGCAAATTGATTTAATGTTCCTGTTAATGGAGCATATATACCATTAACCAAACCACTAACAGATGAGTTAAAATTAGTTATATCACTAGAACTATGAGTATGACCACTAAGACTAACTCCAATATTATTAACGGCTAGATTTGTAAAATTTCCACTAGTAGAATTTATTAGCCCATTAGACGTAAGTCCATTAACGAAATTATGAATTGCATTAACTGTTCGATTATTATCCACATGTAAATATTGAGAGTGATCATCATCACCTAACCCGAACAAATTTCCGTGATCATTCTGAGTAACTCCAGCAATAGTGCTAATTACGGCTACTCGTATATCAAGAATACTAAGTAACGTACATTTAGGAACATTTGTATAATCGCTATCGCCAGCAAATATTAATCGATAAAGAGGTTTAACTTCGCTTAATGGAAGATTAGTAAGATTAACATCACCCCAAGAGTTATTGCTCTCAGCCGATCCTTGATTGCTATCAATTCTTTGACCCATAATACTAATAATAGGATCGTCTATTTGATTTGTAGCAAGAATCCATACTGCGAAGTATCTTGTTTGTCCACCGGGACTAACATCAGGGATTGTCCAATTGCCACCAGTTAATAAGTTATATTGTGGTCCATTAGCGCCATATTTAACAGGATAGTCTGTTGCGGTATTCTTAACCCACTGACCAGTAGTTCCCTCGTGATAATAAACCGGAATTTGAGCAATCGGACTTAACTCTTGACAGAACGGATCAGTACTAGAACTATCAGTAATATTTATCACAATATCTTCTTGAAAAAGAGTACCATTACCAATTGATATGGTTGCATGACTATTACTAGACCCATTTCCACCTAAAACATAATTACCAATACTTAAACCGTCAACATATTGTGCGCCAAAAGTATAATGAATCCACTTGTGGGTGCTAGTGTCCATCACGATGCCGTGACGCTCTTCAGCAAAGAAAGTCATTTGTCCACTAGGATTAACTCCACTGTTCCAAGCTACATATGCGATAGGAATATCAGTAGAAAAATCAAAACCTGTAGTTTTATTTGATATTTGATTATTAATAGTATCAAAATGAATATAATTAATTTGAGTAAGATTTGGTATAGTTAAACTATCGCCACTAGTTTTAACAACTTTGATACCTTTATTGTAATAACTATATGAACTTCCTGTGGGTTCTATTCTAAATATGTTTCCACTAACACTAATTCTACTATCAGTTCTATTTACAAATCCTTGAGGCTGTTGACTATCAACATGGACTAAGTTTGTAGAAGCAATGGTATAAATACCACTATTATTAGTTATAGATATATCATATCCAGCCGCTATATTCTGATTGACTCCACTAAGCTGTGTCCAAACCGAAATACCATCACCTATCTTAAAGATTTTATTAGTTAAATCATATCCTGGTTCACCGCTAGCTAATACTGGATTAGCACTACTCCATTCTGTACTGGAGCCTTTTCTGAATAGAATATAATCATTTACTGGCATAAAATATCCTCAAAATCTACCAGTATTATAAATTATGGAGAGCCACCATCAATTATAGCATAGTATATATAAGTTGGATTAAGAGCACTAACACCACTAATTCTTGTTAAACCATCAATAACAGTACTAGTTTGTCCAAGATTTATTGTTGTACTACCTAAAGTTATACCACTACTAGCTAATTTAGTCACAGCAATAGCCGCACTAGCATTAATATCTTCATTTACTATTGTACCATTAACAATTTTAGCACTAGTAACAGTATTATCAGATAGTGTTGTACTAATACTTAGTGTTCCATTACCAAGATCTGTTAATGTTACACTACTACTTCCGGTAACATCTCCAGTTAATGTTCCAGTAATAATTGGGTCGGGTAATCCTGTTAAGCTAGCAAAATTTCGATAATAACTACCATGCTGTCCATCTAATAAATCAGCATTTAGATTAGTAATCAAGCCCGTAGACGCTACTTGTAAACTATTACTAATAAAATCGCCAGACGTATAAACATTGCCGCCAGTAAATTCCCATCTTGTATCGTTAATATCCCATACTATGCTACGAGCAATAGTGTTATCATGATCATAAACTTGCAAACCGCCTTGAGTTTCAGCACCAGATACATTAACTTGAATTATATTATCTCCAATATCAACAGTGGTACTATTTACTGTTGTGGTTGTACCTTGAACAGTAAGATCTCCACCAACAATAACATTACCAGTTGTAGTTATACTACCAATTCCATTAATATTTTTATTACCATCTAATACAACAGCTCGATTAGAGCTAGCGGTACCAGCAACAACACCAGAAAGATATGCTAATTCACCAGTAGTAACAATGCTACTAGCATCGGTTATATTGCTCCATACATGAGTATGATTTAATAATGAATATCCACTAGTATGAATTGTTAAAGTATCTGTTCCACTATCATAATTTAGTACAACTCCAGTACCAGCAGCAAGAGTCGTATCTACTTGATCGCTTACTGCACTAGCAAAATCTGTAACTAAAGACGCTGGAATACCAGTAACACCTAGTGTTAGTGTATTACCAGCATCATTATAAGTCCAGGCTACTCCACTACCATTTCTTAAAAATCCGCTTGATCCAGCATTAGTTCCAACAGCATCTTGAGTGGCTTCACCAAAATCTGTTATATCAGAGCTAGAGTGGGTATGGTTGAGTAATGAATATCCACTAACATTAATGCTAACAAAATTACTAGCATCGTCATAATTTATAACTACCCCGGTGCCATTTCTTAAAAATCCTGTAGTTAAATGGTCACCACTAGCAACAATATCTTGAACTTGTTCTTCACTAACAGAACCAGCGGTAACTCTAGCATCAACAGCAGCATTAAAATCATTAATTTGTGAAGATAATATTCCGGTAACACTAACTGTTACGGGTGTTCCTGTTGTGGCAGAAAAGTTAATACCGATACCGCTAGTTCCTACAAGATCACTACTATTAGGTAATATGCTAGCATAAGGTAGACTATTCCATGCTGTTAATCCATCTCCTATTTTATACTTTCTAAGTGATGTGTCTAAGCCCCATTCGCCAGCACTTAGTGTTGGATTAGCGCTGATCCATTCGCTTGTTGTTCCTCTACGAACTTGAAGTAATGTTTGAACTGCCATAGTCATTAACCCTTTATGTTATAATTATGGTGAGCCGCAATCTATTTCATAGCTATCTATAAAATTTGCTAAATAATTATCTAATCCAATAACATCACTAGCATAAACTATTGTTGCTGAATATCCAGAAACTATTTCAACGCTTCTGTCGCTACTAGTTTCAATTTCTAAATTATTTAATATGTTCCCAACAGTGGTTTCAATTTCCACTATATTTTTAGTGTCAAAAATTTCTATAGTAAAATCGCTCAAGTGTCACACTCCAATAACGAAGATGATTGACTAAATCGTTTAACAATATTAATTGTGCCATATATTAATCGTATAATGTATTTACCGCCGCCAATGTATAAGTTATCATCACTTTGTAATTCCAAATCATATTTTGCAGCATTAAACGTAAAACTATTGGTGGTGCTAGCCGGTATCATAAGAGTTATTTTACCAATTAACGGCTCTATACTAAATTTATATACACTATAATCTATATTCTCTGTGCTAAAAGTTTGAGTAAGATTAGTGTTAGTTTTCCATGTTAATCTAGCACACCAATTTGTAAGATCAATAGGGTTCCCATTATCGTCTTTATAAACCAAACTTAATTTAAAAGAGGAGCCTTGTTCTATACTAAAATCGTATTTGGATGCTGCCATAACATATCACCTCTGTTTATTATAGTTATACACCTTAATCATGATAAGAAAAAAGCCGCCCAAAATTGAGCGGCTCTTCTCTGTGATAAAACTATTAAGATAATATATTATAGAGAACCAAGAAGTACTCTACGATTATCTAGAACAGCAAAGCCTAGTTCGGCCCAGCCGTAGAAACCAGCTCGTTTCTGACGATGAAGTGTTTCATCTTCAAAAATTTGAACTTCTTGACGAATTGGCATAACAAAACTATCGTTCTTGCGAAGATCAAGACCAACAACAATTTCTGTATCGCTTCCTGGCATTGTGCCACCAAGAGTTGATGTATAGAATAGTTGATATTGTTGACCAACACCAAGTTCGTCACGATCATGAAGATTAACGCCGAAAACTCTGTTAAGAGCGCCGTCAGCAGCGGTATAGATTTCGCGACGAGTAATTTCGTCAACTTGATCAACACCCCAGTTACGGATGTCTTCCATAGCTTCTGGAGAAACGTAAAGGTCTGTTAACATACCTCTGTTATTAGAAGCAGAGTTACCTCCGCCATTACGTCTCATAACAGTTTTCATTAAACTAACAAGACGCTTGGTAAACTGGCTAGCATTAGCATCGCTGTCATAAACAACAATGTTACGATCAACACCAGCGGCCAATAGTGTGTGCCAGCCATCATCATTCATCTTCTTAACGAACGAGGCTTCTAGCACTTCCATAGCACGACCAACAACGTCCCAACGAGCATCACGAGCATACTTTAAGAGATAATCGATGCTGGCACCAACATCATATGTTGGAACCATAACATAATCACCCTCAACATGACGCTCTGGAATATAACCGTGGTTAGGAATTGTGTAGGCCACAAAGTCCTTCTCGGTACCAGGAGCTAAGAAATCAAGAGGAAACTCTGGTGTGGCACTTTGATCAAGACGAATTGGTTCAAAGATACCATCAAGAACATCACCATTAAGAACGCCCTGACGAAGAGGTAGTTCTAGGGCTTTTGCAAATTCGGCATTAGCTGCTAAAGCAACCTCTCTTTGAGCTGAACCAGAACGCTTTAGTAGATCACTAAGTTCTGGAGTTGGTTGAAATTTTTCAGTTTTAGCTGACATATTTATTTCTCCGTGTATGAAAATTATAGGTTTACTGATACTTTAGCATAGCCGTCAGTGTCTTTGCCGCTTAAGAACTGACCAACTTTAACAGCATTAGAACTACTTGTGCCAATCAAGCCACTAGCACCAACATAAGCATCTGTTCCAGCGGATGGAGTGATGCTGGCAACTAACATATTTGTTGTAACTTGGCCGTTACGTAATAGTGTTACTTTGCCACCGACCTGAACCTCATCTTTGTGCCAATTAATGTGTTGGCGAGTAAGATCAAGATTCACAACATCATTAAGTAGAACGCCTACTGGCTTCGCACCAGATGCTACAGCGGCGTAAGCAACAACAGCATTGGCATCGTCCATAGACACGCCAACACCAGTTGTTGAAGTTACAGCGCTAACAACACCACCGCGCTCTGCTATAGTAGTCATGAAAAAAGAGATATCTGTTAATAGTTCGATACGATCAGGTTTTAGAGCCATTGTATGTTCTCCGTATAAAGATTACTTAGTTTTTTTTGCCTAATTTACTGTAAACAAACTCAACAAGAGCTGCACGAGTGGTATTTTCTTCTTCTTCAGAAGAATCAGAGCCAACTGTTAATTCAATATTTGTTTCTGTTTCAACATTTTCTAGATCAGAAGCACTTACTTTGGGTTCAACAATCTCTTCTGCTTCTGCAACTTCTTCTGCTTTCATTTTCATTTTCATAGCATCTTCTTTTTTCATTTTCATAGCAGCAAAAAGAGTTGCCATAGCGTCAAATGCTTCGTCTTCGATATTCTCATATTTTTCAACAAAAGCCAAAGCAGCATCTTCTTCGACGCCATTATCTACAAGGGCAGCTTTTCTTTTGGTCATTTTTTCTTTCTTGACCATTTCTGCTTCTTTTGTTTTATAAGCAGCGACTGTTTCGTTGGCGCTATCAAGTTCTGCTTTCATTTTCTTCATTTCTTCTTCTTTTTTCTTCATCTCTTCATTTTTCATTGCAATAGCTTCTGAAAGTTCTGAGATTTGTGCTTCTAATGAAGTTTTGAGTGCTAAAAGCTCTTCTGAAGCAGAAGCTTTGACTTCTTCGATTTCTTTTTTCATAGCAGTTTCTCTTTCTGTGAATTCGTTAGTTTGGGTTTGTAATTGAGATTCTAGTGCAATATTTTTTTCGGTTAATGAATTAACAGATGCGTTAGCTTCAGCTACAGCCTCTTGACAAGAAGTTTCCATAGCCACCAATTTGTTTTTGATTTCAGTTACATCTTGTTCTACACTCATTGTATTATTCTCCATTTGATTATTCAATCGAATACTTATTACACCTAAATTTTCATTTTCGTTATTTTTTTCTTGAGGATTATCAATTTTTTTATTTTCTTCAAAAAGATTCTTATTAAAAACTATACTATCTTCATTTGCAGGTTTGTCAACAAATCCTTTACCAGTAAAGGTAATATTTCTTAAAACTCTACCAATTTTATAATCATTATTTTCTCCTTTACCGCCGTATGCTCTAAGATATTTTGTTAAATAAGCTGTTTCATCACTTCTACTCAGCACTTTATATTCATTGGTTTGTTTATTAATTACTCCATAATCAAAACCTTTAAAAAAGCATTCCATACTAACAAACTTAGTACCATTTTGAATTTCACTAATTAATTTTTCTGATCTTTCTCTAAGTTCGGAAGTGCTAAATCCTTTATATATAACAGAACCTGTGAGAATATGGAATTTGTTTGGTAGATTTTCTACGGGAGTTTCTGGATCTATTAATAGCCCATCCTCGGTAATAGGCCAATTTGATATTATATGACCAACAATTAAACTTTCGTTATGTTCTAGATTTGTGGGTTTATGTTCTGGAGTGTGTTTAGCATTCCATACCTCGTACTTATCAAATACATCATCATTTTTATTCCATGATGAGGTTACTAGAATAGATTGAACATAAAATAGATCACTATCGTCATAAGATGCTAAACTTTTAAATGATTTAGATGATAATCTGAGAGAGCATGGCTCTGCAACACTAGCATAAGCAATAGAAGACGAGGCTAATATTTTTGATGTTAAGCCATCTTCTTGTTCGTGTGGATATATTATCATTATAAACCTTTCAAAAAGATTTGATTATTATTTTGTACTATACACCATTGTATAAAAAGATGATTTAGCTTGTTTAATTTCATCAACTGTTAATTCTCTAGAGAGTTCTAATTTAACCAAATTTAACCAATTATAAAAAGTTTTAGTATCATTACTAGTTGATGCTGATAAATATTCTGTTATATTTTCTTCATTTAGTTTAGCAAAAGGTTTGGTCTGAAAAAGAATATTTGTTTTAATTTTTTCTAATTCTTCATTTTCAGCATTGGATAAACTCCTTAAATTTTTCTTATCAAAATATTCTAAAATTAATGGATTGATTATAGAACTAATTTTGTCTTGTGCAGAAGATGACCATATTAAGAGTTTGGCGCCAGTTTGGGGCGAAAATGTTCTGTCCTTTCTTTTTTCGGTATCTTTGGATAATTTGGGTCTGCCTTCGCCTGCTTCTTTCGGCAACGATTCCGAGGACGGATCGTTAGCCACCTTGGGTGCCCCAAAAGGAGATTTTACTTGTTCTGCTTTTTGTTCTAATGCTGTTTTTTCGCTTGGTTTTTTCTTTGGTAAATCTAATCCTACTTGACTTGGTGTTACAATTCCTAATTGTAAAGATATTTTCTTAAGAGCATTTTCAAATTGAGGATCGTGCCACGGACCAGCTTTTTGTACCATTCTTTCGGAATCTCTTTCTTTTCTTTCTCTATTAAGTCTTGATTTTTCCATATCTGGATCAAAGCCAAATTTGGTCTGTAATAACTCATCACTAATAAGACTTCTATCTGCTAATTGTATTAGTAGTGCCTTCTCTGCGTCTTCATTACTTAGGTCCATTCTATCAAATTCTATTTTAGCTGGATATCTAAAACCCATAGCTTTTTGCACAATTTCTATTTCACCTTCCCAAAATTTAACCAACATATCTCTACCATATTGTAGTCTTTGTGTTAAGGTTTTTAGACTAATAAAATTATTAGTAGTTCCTGCTGCTCCGAATGTGCCAGTAAGTGTTGGAGGAATTCCCAAACCAGCATAGATAGCATTTAAATGAGGAGTATATTTACCTTCTCCAAGAAAATTATGAACATTAGTATTACTTTCTAACAATTCAATATCTGGGCCCCATACCAAATCCATTGTACCGCCACCAACATTGTTTCCTAAAATTTGTGCTAGTTTGGCTGTTGCTGCTTTTGTTGGAGCAATTTTATGTTCTAAATTACCTAATTTGAAAATTCTAATATTACTTATAGCTCCATCTAGAGCCGCCATGTCTGCTAATTTTAGTTTTTCGATAACAGTAATATCGTCCATAATAGCATATATCATAGGATATGCCCATGCTTGCCAATCATCTTTTTTATAATGAAAAACTAGTGTCTTTTCCGGATCTAATGGATATGGTCTTTTAGTTTTAGCTGCTAATACTATTGCTTCTGGAAGAAGAGATACTATCTGTTTTTCTGCTTCTGTTTTTGGACTATTAATATTTTTTCTAAAAGTAGCCGGTAAAATTAATTCATATCTTTTTTCACTAACAAATGATGATAAGGATCCGGCTGCGCTTTCAACATAAACTGGATCTATAAAAGTATATCTCCAAGGAATTTCTTTTTTTTCTATCTTAAATTGATCCATCTGTTTAACATTGAGATCAGGAGATCCAATAGTTTTGTATAGATTATCAGTAACTTTTAATGATATTTTGGCTGTTTGTTTATGAATAACAATATTGCCTGTTTTATATAGATTATTTAAAAATCTTTCGCTACGATCTTTACCATTAATTTTTTTGAACCACTGTCTATAAAATCTTTCTATTCTTTTATTTTTATGAACTAATTTAATACCATGTACAGCAAAATCACCCATAAGATCGATAACATTTTTTACCAAACCAACACGATGATAAATATCTTCTGCTCTTCGGATAACTAGTTTAATCTTTTTAGGAACAGCTTCGTCTGGTCTAAAAGCATAGTAGTCATTACGAGTTAATCCAGGACGACCACCAGTATCACCGTCTAGATTAGAAAAATCTATACTATACCTTCTACCGCCGCCAAAAGCTGCTGTAGAATTTTGAATTCCTGTAAATTCATCTAGAGATTCGGATGATCTTTTAAGAGCATCTTGTTTACTAGATAAATCCTCTCCCCATGTGACATAAGCATCCTCTCCTATAGATGATGCGTTTTTAATAACGTCTTCTTTGTTTGGTTTTCTGGGCATATATTTATTTCTAATGTAATAGTAATGCTATTTGATTACTTTAATAATACACTTTTATCTGTAAATTCCTTGATAAATATCGTCATCATTAACATTCGATGTGAACCATTCGGGACCTTTATATAGTTTATTACTTTGTTGATTAACTAAATCTCTACTATCTCCACCAACAATATCATAATTTGGAGACTGTAAGGTTCTATTTAATTGTCTAGCTATCATATTAGCTATCAATAATGAACTATATCGGTCTTTTCGTAATCTTCCTTTTTTACCATTTGGTAATTTTACTTCCGGAGTATCCCATCTGTCTCTTGCTTGTGGACCAGTGCTAGTTTGGGTCATAACTATAGTTGTTAATTCGTTTTTAAGTTCTTCTATTTCTAGTATGCATTCACTAACGCTATCATATAATGGATTTAAATCGTCGTCTAAGATATTTTTTCCTTCTTTTTCCATAGCAAGACCAAGTGTAAGATTATCAAAACGTGGAAATAGTAATATTTTATCTTCTAGATCTTTTCTTAATCCATGATTAGCTTGACTTGTCCAATCTGCCTTTGCAAATTGTACTAGTTCCAGAATGTGTAAACCTTGTTGAGAATCAGTATCTTTTGCTTTGTCATAATCAATAATTGGCCATATTAGTTGTTCATTATCTTGAAGCTTGCCAGGATCGTGCAAAGCTTCTTCTATTGCAACGCCACCCCCTTGAGCATCCATTCCTATTCTAATAGGAGGAAAGGTTTTCATAAGATCTCTAATTTTTCTAGAACAAAAACTATAAAAGTCATATTCTTGTGCTAGTCCAACCTTTTGTCTTTCTTTAAAATTATTTCTATTTGTTGCCCAACAATATACTATTCTAGAATGATCCGGATGAACTTCTAATATTACTATACTAAAATTATCTTGTTCACTAGCAGGATCGATACCGTAAACATAATGTAAATTAGGATTACCTTGAGTTATAGCATCAAAAACTACTGGTTTGTTACCAATTGTTATTGCCGGATAATCTTTTGTAACACAACTTTCTATTAAACTTCTTCTAAAAAATCCCTGACTATCATTAACGAAACATGCAGCATATTCCATATTATATATACCAACATGAATAGTAGCTTTTGCTCTACTTACTTGTTTATCATCCATAAATCCTTTAGGTATTAATTCATAGGGTATACGAATAATACTATAATCTTTCCAATTAAAATTTGGTGGAATTTCTCCATTAAAGATTTCTCGTAGTTTTCTTTCTTCGCCTTTACTTTCTATAATACTTTTATATCTTTTCCAGTACTGAGCAAAATGCTTGAAACCGTAGTCTGCTGTTCCACTTATCACTGCTTGATTATTAATTCTTCTAGAAATAGTATCTAATTCTTCGCTCCATACTCCTGCTAATTTCATAGCTGCTTTTTTAGCTTCTTCTTTAACGTTCTGAATTGGACTGGCACTAACAGCAGCGAAACCAGAAACTACCGTCTCATAAATATCTGGAGATATACTACTAAACTCATCTGCTAAAATAATATGAGCGCGTAAACCTCTAATCTTATCTCCATTACCTAAAGGAATAGCTATGGCCCAACTATCTCCCAGTCTTATAGTACATCTATCAACATCTCGTCGTGGACCATCTTCGTTGCCATTGAATATGCTTCTTAAAATAGGACTATTTTTCCACATATTTTCCATATATTCAAAGATAATTTTACTTTGTCTAAAAGCAGCACCAACTATAACCACCTTGGTCCCTGGATAGAAAGCACACTTTAGTACCGCATACAGAGCTAACAGAAAGCTTTTACTAAAACCACGACTACCAATAAGCATAGGGAAAGGACGATTCCACATTTCTTGTAGAACCATAGTCTGCATAGGATGTAATTCTATGTTAAAAATAAGTTTACAGGTTGATCCTATATAATATGGATTTCTTAAAATTCTTAATAGATGCAAGTCTGGATTTTCTATATCTTCCTTTGTCCTATGAATCATAGGATTATTAGGAATACTAAGAGCACTTATATCTCCTAGTCCAAGCCAAGCATTATCAAAACTTTTAAAATCAACCATTAGATTGCTTTATTAATCTTCTAGAAGTTTTTATCGCTCTTTTAACTATCATAGATGCTACAGACTCAATGTATGGTAAGCTTCTTTTTGCGCTTTCTTCTTTTAGCCAACCTAGGATAGTTGGTAAATTTTGTTCGCACCAGTCATTACCTTTTTCATTCATTTCTATAGCATGGCGTCTGCAAGAACAATTTGGGGTACTTTTAATTCCCATTGTGCTAATCATATTTGTTAATATGGTTCCTGGACCATTAGGAAATTCTTCTAAGGTTTTGGGAAATTTGCTTCTAAGCTTGGTTGCGGTATCATCTTTAATGCTATCATATAGTAGTTGTTCTAGTGTGGATCTATTAACATCCCCAAGCTTCTCATAATCGATACCATTTGCAATAACAAATGAACCAGGAATATTTCTAACAGTTGCAGAAACTATCTTGTTGGTTGGATTGTCGTGATAGGTAACATCTAAATAATCCATAACTAATGGTGGTGGATTAACTAATTGATTATTTTGATCAGTATATGGTGGCGGATAGATGGTGACTGAATTTTCAAGTTTCATTTTGGTTCTCCTTTGGTTTATTGTTTATGAGGTAAATCCTTTTAATAATATATTCTGCTACTTTTTCTGCATTAGATGCATTATTACAAAATAATACTTTAATATCGTATTTAAGTTGCCAATCTAATATATTCTTCATTATAAATGCTGGAGTAATTCTAACTTTATCCCACATTCTTTTTGGTAAATTCGATCCTATGGGATAGTTTAACACATCATTCATGCTAAACTCTAATAGGAAAAATGAATATTTAAGTTGGCTCATTCTATGTACAACATCTTTGAACCGTGGTTCAATAATATTATTAGCAATTTCATTTATACTCTTTTTACGTTCTATAGCAAAAATGTCCTGAAGACCTTCTATACTATAATCACCAGTATCTAATTTTTTATTAGCAACTACATAGTCCTCAAAAGACCACGGTTGTTGCTCTCTGGTATCTATTATGATCGTAAAGTCTTCATTATTTATCATTTGATTTTTTATTATCAGATATTAATTTGCTAAAAACTGCTTCGTATGCGTTTTCGTTTCCTTCTATAAGAGAGTGATGAAATTTACACAAAGTGATTCCGTTATTTATATTATATCTCAAATCAACGCTATCAACCCATCTTTTGATATGGTGAACATGTAATTTTTTAGATGCTAAACATCCTGGCCATTGACATTTGTATTGATCTCGTTTTTTAACCTCTTGTCTAAAATTTTTGTATAATGGATCGTTATAATTTCTAAACATTAGCGTAAACTTTAATGTCGCTTTGTATCATTTCGCTAACTAAATCATCAAAAGAAGTTGATGGAATCCATCCTAGTACTTTTTGAGCTTTAAGAGATCGGCCACATAAATAGTCAACTTCTGCTGGTCGATATAATGACGGATCAATTTCCACATATTGTTTGTAGTCTAGATCCACACTCTCAAAAGATTTGATAACAAAATTTAATACGCTATGAGTTTGACCGGTACAAATAACAAAGTCGTCAGGAACATCTTGCTGTAGCATCAAATACATAGCATATACATAATCTTTAGCGTGACCCCAATCTCTGTAAGCTTGAAGATTACCAAGTTTTAAACTGTCTGATGTTTTCTTGTTAACTAATTGGCCAATATATTTGGTAACTTTTCGCGTTAGAAAATTTTCGCCACGTCGCGGACTTTCATGATTAAATAGTATGCCGCTAGTAGCAAAGATATTATAAGCATCACGATATATTCGTACCAAATTGTGACTAGCAACTTTGCTAACAGCATACGGACTTTGTGGAATTAGTGGAGTATTTTCATCTTGATATTTATTATTATCTTTATCCACACTATAATTTTTACCAAACATTTCGCTAGTGCTAGCTTGATAATATTTTGTAGCAGATGATGTGGTTCTTATGCCCTCTAAAATATGTAAAACTCCCATGGTATTAATATCAAACGTTGTGGAGGGCTGGTGAAAACTGGTTCCCACATGACTCATAGCGGCTAAGTTATAGAATTCGTCTGGTTCGTATTGTTTTAATATGGATAGTATTACTGAAGGATCTGTAAGATCAAATTCCAAAAGAGTTAAATTAGGATGATCTACTATACTGGATATTCTTTCAAAATGATACGAACTACTACGTCTATATAATCCAATAACTTTGTAGTCTTTTTCTAATAATAGTTCGGCTAGATAGCTGCCATCTTGACCAGTAATGCCTGTTATTATAGCTGTTTTATTCATTGTGATTTTCCATAAATTCTGGTGTTAGTAATGGTACGTCCACAGTATTGTCTTGATAAGTATGATATTGTTGCATTCTTTCTTTGGCTCCGTTTGCTGCCATTCCAAGAATTTCCATTTCTTTGCCTTCTTTTTCTCTGACTATTTCATCTTCTAGCATTCGTATTAAACCAACCCAACTACTTTTGCCATCTTCTATTCTTTTTATTCTTTGTTCCCTAGTAGCTTTAAGATCCTTGCTAATTTTTTGCTGTTCGTTAAGAAGTTTGGTATATTCATTAGTGTAATTAGCGATACTGTTGCGGGCAAACGACAATTGAGTTTCGAGATTAGCCAGTTTCGGTATATCTCTTTGATCCTCACTTTTTTCATATTCTTTATCCACAAGCTTTTGTAATTTTTCAGTTTCGCTAATGTGTCTTTTTCGTTCCTTCATGCTACGGTTAATTAATATATCAATAGTGATAAATTGTTTAATTTGCAACTCTTCTGCTGGTAAAACGTCTTCTCTAAACTGTTTTATTAGTCCAACCCAAGTATCTTCAAAGTATTGGAGTTCGCCGCTGTCCGCATCAAATTGACGTGTAATTTCTACCCAAAAGGTTTTACTATGTAATTTATCTTTTAGGGTTTCATAAGCCGCTTTGTCTTCTGGATCAATTAGTAAATTATTTTCATTAATATATCGCTTAATTGGTCCTTCATGACGATTAAGATTAGATGATATAGTATCTATGCTTAATAAATTAACATTCTCACGAATATAAGCTTCTTCATCTAAACTTAGTTGTCCTCGTTTTTTGGGAATTCTGTTGGCTTCCACTGGTGCTCCTTCATTATTTCAGCGATGTGTTTTTTAAGTTTAGTTAATTCTGACTTATTAATTTTTTGATTGTGTTTTAATTTTAAATAGCTTTCTCTATATTCTGATCTTATATTAGAATCTAAAAAAGATACTATTTCTGAGCTTTCATGAGAAGTACTAGATGCTGACAATAACGATAAATCTTCAACATAAGATGGCTTGGCTATGTTCTTTTTAGCATCGTTTCGCTTGGCCCATGAAGCATATGGTTCGCATTCCTTTTTGTCAATAAATTTAGAGCACTGATTGTTAGAAACTTTATAAGCAGCATCGTATAGTGGACACGTTAAACAAGGCTTGTCTGGTCTTTGATAGTTATTTCTTTTGTAATTAAATAACCGATTTCGCACATGAGTCCATAAAAAGTTTTCTAATGGCCTTTTATAATCATAATTTTTTAATCCTTCTAACGCAAATATGGCCGCTTGTTGTTTCATGTCCTCGGCACTGTGATAGCCGAATTTAAATTTGTGAGCTAATTTTTTAGTAATTTTATCTAATACTTGTAAAAATTCAGCATCTGAAACTTGATTTTTATTTTCCAGAATTTTTTTCTTCATTATCTAGTAGAATTGATATATCCTCTCCGTCTGGTAGTTGCAGATCGCTTTGAGCCTGGTCCACAATACATCCTGATGCTTTGACCGATAAGATCGAAGATGTAAGATTGGTAATATTAGAATCAAAATTAATCATATTGAGCCCCTTGCTTAAAAGAACCAAAACTATAATATAATAGAGTTGATCATCACATTGTCAATATTTACACTATATGGAGAGAATAAAATGAGCTACAGAAAATGGGGTCAGGTTGAATTGGATTTTATCCGCGATAATTTTAATGTTATTTCTGATGATGAAATTGCTGTACGATTGAGTCAAATAACAAATAGTAGTATTACTACTCCTATGGTGCGACGACAAAGGCGCAAACTTGGTATTCAAAAGCCACGAGGTCGTCAACCAAAGAACAAAAATGCCTCAATGCCAGCATCGTTTGCATCATCAAATGATAATGGTTGAACATAAAATTTTAAATTAGATTATGATAAAATTGGGGCATTAAGTTGCCCCTTTTTTATTTAACCATATAGCATAAGGAAAATAATATGAAAGTTTTAGTTACTGGTGGCAATGGATTTTTAGGGTCTAGAATTATGAAGGTTCTAAAAGACCAAGGTTATGATGCTTCAACATTCAGATCACGAAATTTTGATTTGTGTAATCCTAGACAAACCAAGGATGCTTTTGATAGATATCGGCCAGATGCTGTGATACACTGTGCTGCTGTGGTTGGTGGAATAGGGGCAAATAGAGTTAATCCAGGATCATTTTTTTATCAAAACATGATGATGGGATTAAATGTTATTGAAAATTGTAGAATTTTTGATGTACAAAAGGTTGTGCAGATAGGAACGGTCTGTAGCTATCCTAAATATACTCCGGTTCCTTTTAGTGAGGATAGTTTGTGGGACGGCTATCCGGAAGAAACTAATGCTCCGTACGGAATAGCTAAAAAAGCTCTTTATGTTATGGTGGAAGCTTATAAAAATCAATATAATTTAAATGGTTGCGTATTGGTGCCTTGTAATTTATATGGGCCAAATGATAATTTTGATCCTGGTAGTAGTCATGTTATTCCGGCTTTGATTAAAAAGTTTATTGATGCAAAACAAAATAACAATACCGAGGTAGAATGTTGGGGAAGCGGAAGTGCCACACGAGAATTTTTATATGTGGATGATGCTGCTGAGGCTATAGTAAAAAGCTTGAGCGTGGATACTGATTCTAAGCCTATTAATCTGGGCGGTGGTGTTGAAATAACAATAAAAGATTTAGCAGAAAAAATAAAACTATTTGTTGGATACGATGGAAATATAGCTTGGAATAGCGATCAGCCAGATGGTCAGCCACGAAGATTTCTTGATGTATCACGAGCCAAAAAGGTACTGAGCTGGGAACCAAAGGTAAGTTTTGATGCTGGATTAAAAGAGACTATAGAGTGGTACGGGGCTAATAAAAAATGAATATTAAACTTTTAGAAGCTACGGATAATATACAAGATTATATAGATTGCGTGAAGGATCTAAATAGTCATTATACTAATTTGAGTTCAATAGAAGATATTAAATATGTGCTAGAGCACAGACCGTCAAATATATTAACTTTTGTGATGGTGAACGATAGTGATAGGATAGTATCAACAGCAACGGTGATTATGGAAAAAAAATTAAGATATCAAAATTTATGTATGCATATAGAGGATGTTGGCACTCATCCACATTTTCGTAATCTTGGATACGGTTCGGAACTAATTCGATACTGCGTAAAAATAGCAGAAGAGAACAAATGCTACAAAGTTAAATTGAATTGTGAAAAAGATTTAGTAAGCTTCTATGAGAAACTAGATTTTAAGGTTGGCGGAAACCACATGGGGCGATCATTATAGTTTAGGTAAGACATTTGTTTTAGTTTTGGCTTACTATGTTTAGACCACCGCCGGTTTTTTGAGACTGATTCTCAATATCAAACCAAAATGAAAAAACCCCCCTACTAAGCGGGTGACGCAAAATGCTGTGCAAAATGCTACAGTATGACGCAAAATGCTACAGTGATCCTTACCCCCGTCTCAAATTGAGAATGCTGTAACCCTATATTTTTCAAGGGGTTACGAAAAATCTGATTTTTTTTCTCGAATGGCACGACATTCGCATATATATCTGGCAACAAAGAAAGAGAGAAAGAAAAATGGAAAACCTTATCGTCCTCAACACCGTTTCTGAACTTCGTGATCTGATCAATACCACGACGATGACCACGTTTGTTGGTCGCGTTGCTTTCGCAATGGATCTTCTGGAAAGGGTTCGCCAGAATGATAACATGATAGAAATCAATCATGAGTTGGGATTCTGCGATGATGGTGGATTCATCCAGATTGATGAAATGGGTTACGTGGTCGATGATTATGCGATCCAGTGATTCCCTATAAGGGGGGTTGTAGCGAAAAAAAAGTTTGGTAGGATCGTAGAAAAGAAAGAGAGAAAAAGATGGTTTACAATGTTGGTGATAGGTTGAGTGTGGTCTATAGCACTGGAGAATCGTTCACCGGTGAACTGGTTAGCGTTCGCGAGATTCCCAGCAAGGGAACGTTGATTCTGGTCAACGACGAGACGGTGGGCTATCGGTCCATGTATGCCGACAAGGTTGTGAGCGTAATCGTGGAGAATGCTTGAATGGATACTAACTACTTTCAATCATCGTTCGAGAGTATGGAAACAAGTACCATACGATTGTGGCTCCACGAAGCCCAAGTACGACTACCCCATGAGAGGGGTAGCGTTCGTGAGATGCTGAAGGAAGGTATACGTGCGTCTGCTCGTGAACTGTTGTTCAGGTATAGGGAAGAGTCTCGCAGGCTGAACGCTAGAGCGTAAACCCTTGCACCGTAAGGACTTACGGCGAAATCGGGCCGCCATTTTTGACGTAACTCCTTATGTATCAAGCACTTACGTCGCCCCCAAAGGTGGTGTAGCAAAATGCTGTAGCAAAATGCCTCACCTGTAGCAAAATGCCTCACCTTGGCACACCCCCGTCTCAAAATGAGAATATCGTAAAGTATTGTGGCATAAGGACTTAGGAAAAAAAAATATTTTTAGACCTTTGGCATGGGAAGTGCATTATATAGAGACAAGAAAGAAAGAGAGAGTGAAAGATGGACAAGATGGTGTTTTTCGTTTCCGATTGCTGCTATGTTGAGAGTGATAAGGATATGATGGTTTGCTCACGTTGTGGTGAGCATTGCGAAATCATCACCGATGATAGTATGGTTTCGGACTACATTCCGGGTTATGATGATGGAGAGGCTTTCTAGTCTCCCTTATCATGGGGGTTGCAGCGACGGAAAAGTTTGGTAGAATCACAACACAAGAAAGAGAGAAAGAAAATGGAAAAGTTCCCTATTGTCGAACAGTACAAGCGTACAGTGCGTGGTATCTTCTATGGTATGGCAATCCCTTGCGAAAAGCGTACCGCTGATGGTGGTACGATTACCAGCGAGAAGGTATTGAAGTTCAATCGTTCAGCGTTGCGAAAGATTGGCAAGAGTAAGATCGAAAAGGCTGACCCCCGCATGGTAGGGGGTGAGGATCGTATGCGTTTTCCAGTTGGCAAGCCTGGCTCCACCGAAAGGGTGGTTGCTCTTGCAGAGCAGTATGCTAGCCTCGCGGATGATGAGATGAGCCCTTTTACTGAAGATGAGTGAGAACATGACCATTCAGGTGCAAAACACACTCCGTCGCCTTGTTGCTCATCATGGTTATTCGGCTACATTTGTACAGCATATGGGAGAGGGTATATGTATGTACAGTATCGGAGGTATCATGTACCGCATAAGGGGGGATGGTACGATTCTCTAAGAACTCGACGCAAACCCTTGTGGCGTAAGGACTTAGGCAAAAATCTGGCCCGCAATTTTGACGTAAGTACTTATGAGGCAATGACTTACGACAAATTCTCATAGCAAACTCTATGCCATGAGTTTTGGCATGAAAATTGCTCTAGCATATGGTGTGCCAATACGGAAGAAAATTATGAAAAGTTTTGTCAAAATCTCTTGACACAAAAATTTCAGGATTTTTCTTGCAGCCTAAAGAATCCATGGTATAATGTCGATATAAGAGAAAGAAAGAGAGAAAAGAATGAGCAAGATTGAGGTTTACTATTCGGATTGCTGTGGTGTTGAGATTGTTGGTGATATCGCTGGTCTCGAATTGTGTCCCCGATGCTGGGAACACTGCGACTGCGTTATTGAGGAAATCGACGATCCATCATGCCACGCCTAATAGGGGTTGACGCGGCAAAAAAGTTCGATAGATTAGCAGAAACAGAGGAATGAAAATGAGAAAGCCCCCTAAGACTGAAACGATTCGGAAGAGCATTTACCGTTACGCTTACAATGCGGGTTTCATATTCTCGCAAGAGAACGATGGTTCCGTTCGCCTGTTCGATATCAAGGCGAATTACTGGATTTTTCGCGGTTCTAAGGATCGGGCAGTCCAGATGGTTATGGATGACTTGTGGGCAAAGTATTTTAGGCTCCATCCCTCAAAGTAGGGATTGACGCGGCGGAAAAGTTTGGTAGAATTCTAGAAAAGAAAAGGAAAAAAAGATGTATAAGGATTTTCTTAGCAATC